TATCTGTTTCCATCTCCTAGGTCCGAAATGGTCGATGAGTATCTGTACCCCGTTTTTCGAATTGAGGATAACATCCTCGTTTCGTTTATATGGCTACAGCTGGACTGCCATTCTGGCGGTCCTTCTGTGGCTAGGGGTATAAGCGTAACATAAAAGGCGCCGGTAGGAAAATCTGGCGTACTTGATGTAACGCTCATCAAGCTAAGGATAAGTTACCTCTATTTAAGGAGGGCTTATGAAAAGCCTGATGATGCTCTGGGAAAAGGTAGCGTTAGATTACGCTACTGGATGTGGCACTAGCACCACCGCCGATATAGAAACATGTCGGCGGAGATTGAAGAATGAAGGTATATCGTTTCTAGCGATTACCCTGCCCGAGCTAGGAAAGGGGTTCCAAAAGAACCTCGATCTCGGCTATTGGGCAACTCCCAGTGATCATAGTGGTTTCCACTATGATCAAGGTCTCCCCCGATTTCTCGGAGGTTTCCTGGAGTTGATCTTCAATCGTGGTGATGGTGTGTTGCTCGATGAACCGAGCGTAGAAGCAATTCTTGCCGTCCGTCAGCTAACGCTGATGTTCAGCAAGATCTCCATCCCTTGCAGTGATGCAAGGGTACGGAGAGCTATGCTCGACTACATTGAGTGTGAGCAGGATGTTAGAGAGAATGACTACTCTAGGAGGCCTTCAGACCTTGAAGACTTCCAACGAGTGGCGTCTCTCTTGTTCAGTCGTGCGTTTTCGGAAATGGACCGCAAGGTCTATAACCTGGAACACACGCCTAGACACGGTCCAGGCGCGACTGCTGATAAGCTTCGCGGGAACGCGAAGTTTATGCAGCGCACCTGGCCCGCCCGTTTGGATAAGGAGTTTCCTGTTGTGGAATTCCTTCTTCCTAGTCCTTCGTATTACGAACGACTAGACGGGATCGACATCCTCGAACCTGACGCTGAGATACCCGTAAGGGTTATCACAGTGCCTAAAACGCTCAAAACACCTAGGATAATCGGGATTGAGCCGACTGCTATGCAGTATGCACAGCAGTCTCTCCTTCCCGTCGTCCTGGATGGCATTAAAGCCCAACGGCTTTTAAATGCCTTCCTCGGATTCGATGACCAAACGCCTAACCAGCGAATGGCCAAAGAAGGCTCCCTTGACGGGAGCCTAGCCACGCTCGATCTGAGCGAAGCATCCGATCGTGTCTCGAATCAGCTCGTAATGGAACTATTCAGGAATCATCCGCACTTGCTTAATGCGGTGATGGCCTGCCGTTCCACTAAGGCTGATGTACCTGGTCATGGTGTTCAACACCTGGCCAAGTTCGCGTCTATGGGTTCAGCCCTCTGCTTTCCTGTCGAAGCGATGGTCTTTCTGACCATCATTTTCGTCGGGATTGAAAGAGGTCTCAACACCCATCTAACGCCGAAGGTACTAGAAACTTACCTTCGGCGTGTGCGCGTCTATGGTGACGATATTATCGTCCCCACAGACTGTGTCGAACGCGTTGTCACCGCCCTTCACGCCTTTGGCGCGAAGGTAGGTAAGCA